ACCAGCAGAATATAAATTATTAGTCAAAACTATTTCGTCAGCATTAAAAAAAAAATTGAAACAGATTTCTTCATAAAATTGAAAGCAAATTACAAGTAAATCTTATACGCAATATACACAGAATATTATTATCTAAAATCACGATGCCGAGAACAATTATTATTGACGCACACCTACGCCCTATTGCGGTTAAGGTTTCAAAAATTATCCACGCCATTCCAAAGTTGGACGGACACTTTTGGGTCATGCGTGATGGAAAAATTATTGACCCTCACTTCAAGGAGTATGAGTTCATCAAGGCAGTTCATAAGGGGGTGAAGTATGTCTATCAACCTGCCGACGCTATGACGCAGAGAATGATGATTGCTATTCACAATAAGGTCGTTAAGCATGACTACGCCACCATAAGCGAGTTCGTTGCTGACTACATAAAAATAAGTGGTGAAGAACCTGTATGTGCCTTCTGCTTATTCAACGCTCTTATTGAAATTGAAACGAATGGTGGGGAACTTGTGTTTGGTTCTTGGGGAGTTGAACGCAAAGATGGTTCCAAGTTTTGGGAGTTTGGTGGAGAGGATTGGACTGGTGTGTCTGCCTTCTTCAAGGAGCGAACCTTCAAAGGTATTGTCGCATAAAAAAGTATTTCAAAAAAAAATAAAAAAAATAATTGTAAATATAATTGTAAGTATAAACCTAAAATTATAAAAAAATAAAAACATAAAAAAAATAGGGGCAACCACACCCCCACTTTTTTTAATCCTTTTTAACCCAATACTTCGCCTTACAGATAGGGCATTCCTTATTACCAATATTACAAATATTTAATTTACAACCTTTACAAATAAGATGACCGCAACTTGGAACTTCACTATTTTCTTTTGTAAGAGTTTCAAAGCATACAGGGCAGTCAGTCAATTCACCAACCTTTTCATATAGTTCCAAAAATTGTTTTTTCAAATATACAATATCAACATCACCCCCACTTTTTATAGTTTCAATTAATTTTCGGTTCTCTGCCCTGACCTCACTAAAATATTGTGCGAGTTCATCATAGTCATCACGCAGAGTATAATAGTTTTTCCACCCAACCTTCGCCTTGCTTTCCAAACGCTTTTTTTCTGCCGTCGTAATCGTCGTCGTCATTCTATATATTATATATCGTGTATTGTTTAAATCCTTTTTTTTATATATTATATATTTTATTTATTTTATTCCAGTAGCAATAACAATATTACTCAAAGATGTCGCCCTACTACAAGCGGTATAACAAAGTTTTTTATCGTCAGTCATTCTATCAAAGTCCCAAAGTATAACCTTACCCTTATAGGTTGCCCCCTGACTTTTATGAGCGGTTGATGCGTAGTTCGCAAGGAAGTAATCATGAAAATCTTCTGTATCAATTTCAACATCATCACCACCCTCGTCCCTTGATAGAGTAATTTTTTCTTCGTCGCACACTCTTACCATAAACTCCTCGCTATTTACAATTCCAAGTTCAGTAGTATTCTTCCAACACATTACAGGCAATCCATCATACAAATATACAGGTTGTCGTCTATCCTTTGGGTCATTAACCATCGTAATTGTTTCGCCAATTTTGAGTTCAATTTTTTTAGGTTCATAATCCAAGAACAAATATTCCGTTTGCGTTTTAAAGTAATCCATACAACGCTTATTAATATCCACCCTTGTTTTGTTTAAGAAGCAGATTGACTTGCTGTAATAAATATCCTTGTAGGAAACTTTTGCTTCTGCTAATCCTTCCCATACCCCTTCTTCACAACCCTTTTCCAAGAAGTCCCATAGTTGCTGGTCGTATCGTTGCTTTTCAGTAAGTTCAATTTTATTATTATTACAAAGAAACTTTACGACAGGGTGATTGAATATATCGCTTGGAGCAGTTCGCCCCTCATCAATAGGAGGCAATTGTCGCCAGTCGCCAAGTAATATAAATATCGCTCTTGGATTAGATTTTTTAAGTAGCATCAAGTATTTCCATAACTCATTACTAATCATACCAATCTCATCAATCACAAAGTATTTATATTTCTTCAAACCATTCATCGTTTTTCTCGGTATAGTTCCAGCACTCGTAATATGGAAGGTTTTATGAATAGTTGTTCCCATAATACCCCTTGATGCTTTGTTTGTGAAACTCATAGTTTTTGTATCAGCATAAGTTTTGGTTTCCTTACCATACTCATCGGTAGAAGTTTCGTCATCAAGTTTTAAATCCTTACTCGCAAAGGCAGATTTAGGAATGAAACTTTTTCCAGTTCCTGCTCGTCCTTCAATAAGCAAACCTCCATTATCAACCGCATATTTAATAATATCAACCCAGTCGCTACTATTTTTATATTGAGGATTGTGCCTCCAATCTTCGGCAAACTCGGTAATATTTATTCCACGCTCGGTTCGCATAACGCTTTCAAAGTTGAACTTTTTAACCTCAACAGAATAATCACCCCAGCAATTAGTAAGTTCCCTTGTAGGTAATTTTCCACCCAACGAAATAACTAAATCAGTATGCCTGTAAATAATTTCACCGCCAACCTTTTTACCCAAGTCATACAACCGCATATTGCTCCAATCCAATATTTGTAAATACATAGGCAAGGTATATTCGTTCATACAGGTTCTGCTTTCATAACCATACAAGAATAATTTTTTATCACCTGCTTCCAAAGTTTTAAGAATAATATTATCTTTGTGAAAGCGAGTATAATTGTTTTCAATAAACTCTGGATTGAAGAAGTATCGTTCAAAGTCCGCCTCATTATCAGGACGCTCACAGGCGAGGTAGTGTCGCCATACTTGTTCGGCATCAGTATCCAATTCTGCGGTGCGGTCAATTTTATCGGTTTTACCCAAGTATCCAGTAATCATGTTAATCATCAACTTACCCAAGTTTGTTCCTCTTGCCTTTTCCTTACAGGCATCAATAAGAGGGTCAAAGTGATTTATTGGTATAGGTATTTCTGCGAAACTTTTTACTTTATGTATGAGTTGCTTTTTTATAACAATTTGTATATTTTCGGCAATTGCCTTTTCCAAAATCATATTAGAATAAATATTAGTTTTATGTAGCATGGTCAGGTCATCAGTTTCAACATAATACAATCCAGTTTTTAACTCGCCGTCATAATCTTCCCAAGTATCCTCCAAGTCAAATCTAATCCAGTCGTCGTATGGATTTTTCAAGCAAGACGCATAACACTTATTAATATCCAACGCAATAAGGTCGCCATCAATAAGGTTTTGAGTGTATCGCTTTTTTGGAGGAAATACTACTCGGTGGGTTTTCATAACTTGTTTTACTTCGGTAATTGGTTCGCCAGTAAATATATTTTTATAAGTTTTAGTTTCAAGCACAGCATACTTCATATTAATACTCATAGGAGGCAAAGTATCAAACAACTCGGTCTGCGATAAATCCCTTGTTGCTCCATAGTGAGTTCGGTATTTAACATTCTCGGTCGTAAGAGTTTTATGAACCAAAGGATTAACCCTTGATGTAATTTCAACCATAGGGGTTTCATCTTCTTCATCATGCTCTTCAACTTCATTCCAAGTTTCCATCAACAACGAATTAACAGATTGCCCTTTAAAATCCTCACCGCAATATTTTAGAACTTCCTTTTCAGGTTGCTCTGTAAGATACATCGTATCGCCAATTTGAAAACTAATTATAGTATTCGCATCAACACGCAAGGATTTTGGATTAGGCAAAGTATTTTTTTCGGTAATAATTTTTAAAGCATATTCGTTTCCAGTCGGTTCATCTTCGGTAGGATAAACAATATTGTAATCTTTTTCCTTACCAGCAATATCCTCAAAAGCAAAGTCATCACTTTTCCAAACCTTCTTTTCCTCATCAGGTTTATCACCAAGTCGGTTGGAAGCACAAATAGATTTTCTTTTGCTTTCTAATTCAATTGGATAGAAGTGTTCGTTGCTTACAATATAAATCAAAGCAGGGTGAGTTCGGTTTTGTGAGCGATAGTAGTGGATAAGTTTTTCGTTCTTATCAAAGGCATACATACCAACATCAAACCTTTCACAGAACTTTATTAGTTGGTCGGTATTCACGCCATTCTCCAAAGTGTTATTATATTCCTCCCAATCAAATAGAGTTTCCAAGTTTTCGTATGCTCGTTCTCGGTCGTCAGCAGGTAGAAACTTTTTGAACCCTGATTTACCAGCGTATTTGTGATAGACATAATCAAAGACACAAGTATCTTCGTTTCTGTCCCAAGAAGCATCGCCAATATAATTCAAGTCCAATTTTAAAGCACCTGACTTTTTCATGCGAGCAACTCGCACACCCTTCGCAACAAGTTTGCCTCCAACGATAGGAACAATAGTAGGTTCGCCCAAAGTAGGTTCGCTAATATCATCAATCTCGGCATTACTTTCTCGTAATCTTTCTATTTCGTCCTGTTGTTCCTGTTGTAAGCGTTCCATCAACCCATACCTTCTACCTTGAACTTGAAGATTAGAGGTTCTCGGCAACCACTTACTCCATCGCCCCTTATCCTCCTTAAACCTAATTCGGTAGGTAAAACTGAACTGCTGGATTATGGTTTGATTATCAAAGGTATATTTTTGTTGAATACTTGTTTTAACCGCCCTGACGAAGTCCTTATACACCTTGCTCTGCTTGTTGCTATTATCAGTAATATTAGCGTAGCGTTGAGTGGTAGGTCTTACGCCAAGTTGATTAGCAATAGTGTTCCAACGAGGGCGGTTGATTTGAGGATTGCTAAATCCATAAAAGGACAATTCGGTTTTGGTAGTAATTCTATTCGCCATTTCCTATATATATATATTATATATTTTCTTTTTAAATAGATTTTCGTATATATTATATATTTCAATTTAATTTATTAATCTGTTTCAATTTTATTTTCAATTCAATTTTATGAAGAAAATCGTTTCAATTTTATATCAATTTCGTCTAAATATTTACCAACTAATATTTTATAAAAAACACTTTCAATTTTTTACAAAACTTCCTAAACCTCTATCATGATTTTTCGTGGTCTGCCTCGTAGTGCTGGTGGTGAGTTCTCACGCTTCTTATCCCTATATCTTTTATTTGCCTCACGGCATCTTTCCTTAAACTTATCATTCCACTCTTCATCAACCTTCTTGGTGTGATAATAATTCCGTTGGAACTCATTATACTTATCAATATTCTTCTCACGATAAGTCATAATTGCTTTCTTAACGGCAGGAGTATAATAATTTTTGGTTTCAGTTAGTTCTTCCATAGTTATATATATAATATTGTAATATTTAAATCCTTTTCACCCTAATTTATTAATTCGCTCTTTGAGTATCTTATCATTCGTTTTCGTATCAATAGACCACGAGTTTAAAAAATCATCAAAGCGTTCTGCGACCATATCATTAGTGGTTAATTTGGTTTTAACTTGGTGAGTAAAGAAGTAATCACAAAGGATACAGAACCTACCACAATTCTCACTTTTAACATCTTGTATTTGTCTATTTGAAAAAGGAAACGGAGTAAAAGGTTTTAAAAAATCCCTCACTTCCTCTGGCGGACTAATTCCAAAACTATCAAAATACACAGCAAACCCAGCAGGAAAAATACGAGCATAAACCCAGTGAGTTCCACTACCTTTATCATGATTTTCCATATTAATATAGTAAGAACCTATACTACGCTTTGATGGTAATTTGTCTTTGCTAAACACTCCAATAATAGGCAGTTTAAGACCCTTTGCTATTTCCTCAATATCAAAATTAGTAATCATATTATATAGTATATACATACATAATATTATTTTAATCCTTTTTCCACCAACACCCCATATATACTTCCTTTCTTTTGCTCTTACTTACTAAATCATCAGGAACAAGACAAGCAGTATTATTAATATTAACCAGTTTATCAATTGGTATATATAGGTGTAATTTCTTTGGTTTAAAAGGTGTGTATTCAGTATCTCCATAATCAACACCTTCTCTAACAGCATCTTCGCCTCCAATAGCATCATAATTTTCTTGTGTTAATTCCCACTCATACAACCCATCTAAAAATCCAAACAAAAAATAATACCTTTTATCAGTTGTATCCTCACCCCACGCCTCAACCTTATTAAACCCAATCATAGTTGTTTCGTAGTAGTGATGGTCGTTGTTTCTTGATTTTAACTCAATTCTTTTCAACTTATTTTCCCAGTCATAAACTTTCATGATACTTTTCATATTAGTATTGTTGCGTTTAACATCACCAAACCTTTTAACAATATCAGGTTCATAAAGTTTTTCATTCAGGTCGCCCATAAATACATAAGGACGATTAGCAGGTTTTACCATTCTGTGGAAATAGGAAGGCGGAGGCGTTTTATACGAAATACAAGAGGTCAAGGGTTCGTGAATACTCATATTATATATATTACATATTATAATTCTTTATATTGATATTTTGCTAAATAATATATTAAATAATTAAATATTTAATTAATAGAAATTAAAAAGGTAAAAAGTTGCCTAAAAGAGAACCTACTATTGAACCAAACTTGCCTCTTCCTTCTTTCTTACCAATAGGGTCGTAAGATTGAATACCACGAGTAGGCATAAAAGGTCGCATAGCAGGACTATTCATAGAAGCATAAGGACTTCCTTGCTGTATAGGCATCATCATACCATCGTGTCCGCCTCCGTATTTTCCAGCAGGATAAATACCCCCACCATAACTTCCAGCAGGATTAATACCAGCACCATTCTCTGCTAATCCTAAATCCATAACCTGCTTATAAGGAGCAGAAACATAAGGAGAACCGCAACCCATACTCATAGGAACTTTACGCATTCTTCCACCACTTAATCTCTTCTTGGCGTAATTACTTGCTAAATCAATCGCAACAGGAGCGACAACTTTACCAACAGATTTTAGAACATCAAAAAGACCTTCACCTGAAACACGACGCTTTGCTTCCTTACTTGCTAAATCAATTGCGATAGGAGCAACAACCTTACCAACGGATTTGAGAACATCAAAAAGACCCTTACCACTCATTCTATCAATTACATCTTCGCCTTGTTTAAGAGCAAACCTAACACCCTTATTCTTACTCAAAGAACTCAATACTTTTTTAGCAGAAGCAGGAAGCATGGCGAGTGCCTGTTGTGCTACATCACTAATCATCTCTGGTTTAATAGTAATAGCACCACCCTTTTTAAGAGTGCGTTTTTGTGCTGGGGACATATTAAGAGGCAACGCCATTCCACCACCCAAACGCTCTTTGGCGTATTTACTTGCTAAATCAATTGCGATAGGAGCAACCACTTTTCCAACTGACTTCAAAACATCCATAAACCCCTCACCTTCCATAGGAGGAGGAGGAGGCAAACGCATACCCTTTTTACCACCTACCCTTGTTCCTTTACCCTTAACCATACTTGGTGCGATGCTAATTCTGCTTCTTGATTGAGGCACATTCATAACTTCCATTCTTATATATATTGGTATATATAAAAATCTAAAAAAAATATTGCTAAACACGAGATATGCTATTGTTTTCTCATGCTTTTAACAAAAACAGATTTAATAAAACTTCTTTTTATTTATTCTCTATTAATCTTTTATTTACAGACCACAAGAGGAATTGTTTTACTGAACTCTCGCACCTGTTCTTACATCCACAACAATTTGGCGTTCAAACTCAATAAAGACCATAAAGTCAATTGTGTTAGGAGAGTTGTTAATACCTGATACTTGGACTGCCTTTGCGACACCATCTTCACTTGGAATGGAGCGACCTGCGTTTCCGTAGTAGTATCTGTATAAACTTTCAAACTCACTAAATCCAATCAAACCTGACGATAGAGAAGTAGTCAAACTGCCGTTCAACTGGTTAGAGGAAACAAGTTGCTCGTAGAAGGTTTCATAATCGTATTGGAGATTATTGATAAATAAGTTCTTACCGCTAATTTGGATTTGGAAGTTGGAAAGAGAAATAGGGTCAGGAGTTCCACCAGTAGTAGAGAAGGGAGAAAGAAGAGAAGAGGTGGTTGTTCCAGCAAGAGGAGTAGTAGTAGCGTAAGTAGAAGCAACGCCGTTGGACGCTTTGGGAAGCAGAGGAATTACCAAAATACCACGAATATTTGGTATGCCGTTCGTAACGAGGAAAGAGAAAGTGCCTCCTGACGATACACCAGTGAAGGAGTATTGGAACAAGTCATTATACACGATTTTCTTGGTAGGGGTTAAACTCAAATATCTTTGCTCTGCGATTGGCGACATAGTATAGGCAGGAGCGTATAGACGCACACTCGTAACAGGGGCAGCAACAGAGGTAGTGAATTGACCTGATAAGAATTGTGTTCTAACAATAGACAAACCAATCTTAACGCTTTCAGGGGCAGCAGGAAGAGTGTTTGCGATAGGAACAAGATTAGAACCACCCTGTCCTATATCCATAGAGGAAACCATCACAGGGTTCGTTCCACCACCACCCAAAATAACAGGGGTAGAAGTTAGTGCTACACAACCAGTATTAGTTTGCGTAAGAGTTTGTCCTGCTGTGGAATAAGCACCAGCAACAACAGGAGCACAAGCACCAATTGTGAAATAAACTTGGTTAGTGTTGAGGTAGATACGCATAGTAGAACCTTTAAGTAGAGGACACTTTTGGTAAAAGTCAGCAATATCTTTAAGACGAATAACAGCGTCAAAAACAATAGAGCGAGTAGTTGATGCCTTCTGGACATACGACTGGAAGATTTGGTTATATCCTGACGAAGAAAGAACAGAAGTTGTTGCCGTTCCTGACGAACCAGCGAGTAGAGAAACTTGGTTAGAAGTCAAAGAGTTTGCGAGTGTAGGGACAACGGCAGAACCCAAGTTGGAAAGGGAGTAGTTCAACCAAGAGATACGCTGTTGAAGACCAGCGTTGTAAAGTTGGCGGATATTATCACTATCATCACCAGCAAGAGTATCAACTTGAAAGGATAGAGCAGGGGCAATACCAATCATAGCAGTAGTAGCAGTTGTAGCACCAGTAGTAGCGATGGAAAGAGTAGCAGTAGAAGGAACACCAGCAACATAAACAATTGCGGTAATAAAGCACCCAACAGGCACATTAAGACCTTGAATATTCATACCGACTTCCAAAATACCAGCGGTAGTGCCGATTGCCGTGACGGCAGTAGCAGTAGCAGTTGTAAGAGTTCCACTCCAATTTCCGTAATTAACAACAGAAACATAAGGAGCAACTCTGTTATTACAGAAACCCTGACCGCTTGTATTCATGAAATTAAGAAGCGAGTTGGCGGTAGAGTTGTTGTTATACAACCAAGACCTCGCTGTATCAGGGCAGAAACCACACACAGCACCCCAATTTAGAATATCGTTTTGCGACCAACTGGTAAGGTTCTTAAAGGAACAAAACACATTCAAGAAAGGAGTTTGCTGTATAATACTGCCGTTATTGAACTCAACACTCATGCTATGGAGGATATTCCAAAATCCATTCTTCATACCCATCATATAATCTAAACTATTTGATGCTGTAATTGCCGTAGCAGACCCCTCCGCTTGTAAGACCAAAGGCATAGCAATAAACGCCTCGCTCCAATTAATATAAGAACCGCTGTTTGAAAGGGAAGTTGTGTCTAAAACAATTTGTCCTGAATAACTGCCGTTGTTATTATCATTCACATACAACCACTGCTTATCAACAAACTCGCTGGAAGACACTTCCGTATTGACGCTTTCTTCAAAGACAAGATTATCCATTATATATATACTATACAAAATATATTTTTTTGTATCGTATCGCTAAATCTTTTACCTAAACATCAAAGGATATATACTTCTTTGGAACTCTTGGTTGTGCGATTTTTAAATTACGAAGAATATCACTTTTACGCTGAACCATTCCTTTTTCGTAGATTTCAGGAACTAAACCTGAACCCATAGTTCTTTTATTACTTCTTGCGATATTGTGATTTTTGCTAATACCCATACTTGTTCTTAAACCTGCTCCACTTGTCGTTGAACCTAATCTGTGAATATACATACTATATATTATATAAGAGATAAAAAACTAAATCAATCCTTCTAATTCACCCTTATCTGCTATGACTAACAATATTACTAAATTAGGGTCTTGTAGCAAAGTTGGGATATTATTTTGGTCTGTAAAGAAAACTTGGAAAGAGTTATACTGACCTGGTTGTATATCAATAAAACTATACTGATTGGGAGCAATAGTAAATTGAGAACCGAAAGTAGCGTTAGGGGCAAAACTATAAAGCAACGAGTTAGGAATAGCAAAATTGTTATTCAATAGATTACAATTCAAAACATAAGACGATAGTGGAGATACTTGTGGAACAGAAGTAGAATTAAAAGTTTGGATAGTAGAATAACTGGGAGATTGAGAGGCAGTCATAGCATAAAAAGTTCCTGTAATAGCACCGATGGTTTGCGTTACAGAAACCAACCAACTATTCACTGAACCTGATACAATATAAGTTCCAGCAGTAATACCTGCTCCTGATATAACCATACCTGCTAAAAGAGAAGGAGAACCAGTTGTCGTTAAAGCAGTTCCAACAATAGAAGTAATAGTAAAGGTAGTAGTTGAAGGAGAGTTAGTAATAACTGCTTGGGCGAGTGGTGTGGTAGGTGTAGTAGAAGCATAACCAGTTGCTCCTTGTGGGTAATAACCTGCCGTAAATCCAATAATACTTCTAAAATTATTTGTTAATACTCTAAACATAGGGGTAATAGAGGCAGTAGGTCTGCTCCAATAAACAGGAGTAGTAGGAGAAGAAGTTGTGATGGTAGAAGCAGTGTAAGTTCCAATAGTATAAGTAGCAACAGGGTATGTCGCTAAACTAATAGGAAAGCAATTTACATCAATCTGGTAGGTAGAAGCGTTAATAACCATAGTAATAAAATAATAATAGTTTCCAGCAGTATCTAAAAGGTAGTGTCCTTGTTGAACCATAACAAAGTGTAAAAAATCGTTGAGCGTAGAAATCTCATAAAATCCATCAGGTATGGTAATCGTAATTTCTCTTCCATCAACCCAAACATAACTAAACTGATTGTTGCCCTGTGAGGCAGTAATATTAAAGGTTGAATAAAACATCTGTATTGACCCAAGTGCTAATTTTTGTCCTTTCACAAACTCCACATTACCAGCAGGGAAGTTGTATTTAAAAACAGAATTATTTGTGTTAGCAACCACATTACTACTATTCACGATAAGAGTTCTCATATTATATATATTATACAATATAAAATAATTAGACAGATAATTCAATAAGTAAGTTCATTCCATCATGCTTGGATATTTTGCCCTGCGACATAAACTTCACTACTAACTTCCTTAATTCTTTTAATAAAGCAACACTATTATTTCCTGCTAAATATTCTCCTTTCAAAAGAGTAAATCTATCGTTGTCTTCTTTATCCTCGTTGCTAATTGTTCTTTTTAATTTGAGTGAGTTTAATATACCAGCACCAGTAGCAATCTTTTCAAAAAGTTGTCTTTCCTCAATAGGTATTTGTTCGTAAATACGATTACTTACCTTACCAGTATCCAAAAGTTCTAACAAAAACTCCTTCATCACATCACTAATAGGCGTTGGTTTAAATTGAGGTATGCGTCCTAAACTTGGAAACTTTACATTCAAAATATCACGCTCTTTAAGTTGAGGTATATTAATAACATACTTACCAAACTGCCTGTATGTAGGTTCAGGTTCATACTTAACACCTTCTCCAATTTTTTTAGTTCTAATTCTGCCGTTTTTTGCCTTCAATCCAAAACCGCTTTTTTCTGTGCTAAAACTTTCTTTGCTTGTAGCATCACTACGAGCAGAACCTGACGATTGAGCAGAACCTGACGATTGTAAAGTGTTGGTTAATATATAATCATTCAATCTATTCAATTGAACTTTCCCTTTAACATTCGTAGCATACCAGTTTCTAAACCCTGTGTTATTTTCGCTTAACGCTAATAATGAGTTTGCTGTAAGTCGTTCCTTACTTAATTCATTCAAAATATATACGAATGTTGATTTGCTTGGAGTGCCTGTTGATGAACCTATTGCTCTTGCTACTACTAATCGTGCTACACCTGCTACACCAACTACGACTTGTGCTAATATATCAATATCACCAGTATCACCTTTTGGAGGGGTGCTACTTTCAGCAATATCTCGCCTTATTTCTTCTAATCGGTCAAGTTGTTCGTCGCTCACACCTGATATTAACTTTTCAATTGCCGCAGTTCCCATTATATAATCAACTCTACCACTATTAATATCTTCTAATATCCTTTGTATTTGAACTTGCGTAGGCATATCAGCAGTAATAGTTTGTAGCATATTAAGTGTTTCAAATTGGTTTAATTCACTATTAGCACTAACCCTTCTAAACTCTTCGTTGGAAGGTATAGCATTCTGTAAGCGTTGTATTCTATCCAAAAGAGGTGCTACAACATAGCGAGGTAATCTATCAAACTGGTCTTCCAAATAATCCTGTAAAGTAGCAAATTGGTTTCTTGTAGGTAGGATTGCCCTAATATCGTTGATATTATCAGTCAAAGCGTTAAACTTGTTAGTAATAGAGGATAAGTTCGTGGAAACTCCTTTTGATTGTTCCAACTCTTCCTTATACTTTCTCAAATATTCTACAAAAAAAGTTGGCGACACAAGACCCTTCGCAAAGCGTCTGTTAATATCACGCTCTATTTCAGGAAACGATTGGTTCAAAGTAAATATCTCATCAGGGTTAAGAGAAGCAATAATAGTTGATGCCTCCCTATACTGGAATAATCGTAGGAGATTATCAAGAGCAGTTTTTTCTTGTAGTGCTATATCTGCTTGTAGAGTAGCAGGAGATTTAAGTTGCTGTGGGGTTTGCTCCTGAACCTCTCCACGCTGGAAACCTTGTCTTGCCTGTGCTACATTCGCATCGTTCGCAATAGCAATACGGAGCAGTTCATCTTGGGTCATAACCCCCTTTGAGTAATCACTCGGTTTTTGTAAGTTTCGTATCATCAAACTACCAGTTCCGCTCATTCTGTTTTATATTTTATCATGAGAAAAAAAATATAAAAATTGTTGCGAAAAAGTTATAAATAACATACTATTTTTCTTCTTCTGTATCCTCAATATCATAAATATCGTTAAACCCCTTCCTAAATCTATCTCGTTGTTCTGTTTCTAAATCTATCAACAAGAAGTTCTTTTTTTCGGCAGTTGCGTCCTTATACATACAAGTAAGCGTTTCTTTACTCATACCCAAGTCAAACTCACGCCCAATCATCGTAAGGTTTTTCATGCTACTAATTTGCTTTATTATTAGGTAAGTCATATTGTTTCTAATCATCTTCGGCACAGCATAATAGGACTGCGTAATATACACTAAACTTGCGTTCTTCTTTCTTGCTCTTAAAAAGAATTGCTCCATCGGTTTTTGGTTCTTTTCGCCTACTAAATCGTCCATTACTATTAAAGTTTGCTGTTCCTTATTGAGTTTATCTAAATCAGGCATTCCGTCCTTATCAATCTCCATCATCTTTAACCCTTTCTTACCCAGTTTCTCATCAATAAAGTTATACAAAGGTTCGTCTTTGTTTTTCGTCACGATGTAAATATTTTCAAAAGTATCAGGCATATTGTATATCAACGACATAAGCGTTTGAGTTTTTCCTGACCCTGACGAACCCATAATAATCATGCGGAATGGTAATTTGATATGGTGTGTTTCGTAGTGTGGATTATGAGTTTTTAGCAAGAACCTTTCAGGTATTTTCTTATACCAATCTACTAACTCTGCTTTCTTTTGCTGTTTTGGAGGCATAATATAATATACTGGTAGAAAATAATATACTGCTATATTATATTCAAGAATGGCGACTAAACCTGAAAATCCATCACCAATATTTAATCTACCTGTATTCATACCTTCAAATTGGACTGATATTACTACATTATCTTCAACCACATCAACACCAGTGGTAAGCACAAAAATAGTTGGCGAAATTGTTGCCTATCAAGGAACTACTTTACCTTCTTCTAATTGGTTATGGTGTGATGGGGCAAACTACGACGCTTTGGTATATACTGATTTGTTTGCTGTAATAGGTTATAGTTATGGAATATTTACTGACCCTACCCCAGCATCATCATCAACATCAGCAGGGGCGGACTTATTTTATTCTCCTCAATTAAATACAGGCACAGCAGTTCCCTTTGCTACTGAAACGATAAGCAAACTCTTTTGGACTATTGTTATACCAACTAATACCGCTACTGGAACGCCTAACGATTTTACACTAACTACACCTGTATCTGCTACTTTTACTGGGTCTTCTTCGCCTGTTGGTTTTTCAACACTGGTAATAAGTTTATCGGTTAGTGCTAATTACGAGATTTATAAAGATGGTAATTTTTTTGACGCTGGAACAGCAGATTTAGCGTCAGGCGGAGTTAGTCCTCTTACATACACTATATCTAATACATCAAGTCCTGTGACCTTTAACGGCGACGCTCCTATTGGTAATTTTAGTATGAGTTTTAAACCTGATATACAATCTACATCATCAACTTACACTATTAAATTAGTTTTAATCTATTCAAACAGCGGTAATGTATTGGGAGGAAGTAATGGGTGGGGAAGCACTATTGGAATGTTAAGTAATAGCACAACTTCCGTAGCAACTTACTCTATAAGTGGTGGGACTTTTACTTATACCTCTGCTACGCCATCAGGTTATGCTGTTGCGAGTGCTACTTGGAATGGGGCAACCTATTTTGATGTTCCTAATTTATGTGGTAAAAGTCCTGTTGGTAGTGATACAACGGCAAATATTGGAACTACCTACGCAGGTTCGTCTGTTGTTTCAGGCGGTAATAGAACTATGACTTCTAATCAATTAGCAACGCATTCTCATAGTATAGATATATCACCAGCAGGTAATATGTTGGTGTCTTTCGGTCAAAATAATTCGGTTCAAGGTATAGCAGCAGGAAGTGGTGATATTGTTAAAACTGCTCTTTATAATCAAGCGACTTATACAGCAACAGCGAGTAATGCTGGTAGTTCTACTGAATTATTACCACCCTTTAATGTTTCTAATTTCATGATAAGGGCAAATTAAATATCTGCCTATAATATAATCAATATGGGAACACGACCAGAAAATCCTACGCCTATTATTAACGCTCCAATTTTTATACCTAATTATTGGATTAACACCCCCAAAGTAGGAGATAATAATACAACAACTATTACAACATCATCAATTTTAGGGCAAGTAATTATGGTTGCGAGAACAACTTTACCTTCTGCTAATTTTGTATGGTGTGATGGTTCTGCCTATCCTATTACTCAATACCCTACCTTATTTGCTTTAATTGGTTATTTTTATGGAGGTGGTGGTGATACTTTTGCTGTTCCTGATTTAAGAAATAAAACCTTTGTTGGTGCTGATTTAACATCAACTTTGACTACACCTTATCAATCAGGAAATTATTATACAAGTGGAAATAAAATAATAGAAGAAGTCCAATTAGCAACGCATACTCACGCTCTTACCTTTGCCCCAGCAAATATGGCGATTGGTGTTAATTTTAATGTGACGAGTAATGGAGTTGGTCCGTATATTTTTAACCCTCTCGCACCTATTAATGTGAATGGAACAAGTTTAGCAGTCAATTCAAATATGGGGAATGCTGGTATTGAAGATGATTATTTACTACCTTTCTTTGTTTGTAATTATGTTATAAGGGCAATTTAATATATACTTATAATATAATTATGGCGGAAAACTCAATAGAAAACCCTGCTCCTTTATTTCCATTACCTATCTTTATACCTTCAAATTGGACTGATTTTGGTGATGATACAAGTAGTAGTTCAAACATAACCTCAACTGCCTTTATAGGGCAAATAACTATATTTACTGGAACAACTTTACCTGATAAGTGGGTGTGGTGTGATGGAACTTCTTATTCTACTGGGGTTTATGAGGATTTATTTGGATTTATTGGATATACTTATGGTGGTTCAGGTGCTAATTTTAATGTTCCAAACTGCTTGGGTAAATCTCCTTATGGTGCTGATAATACAGGTATTTTAACTGCTACTTATCAAGGAGCATCAGTTAGTTCAGGTGGTAATAGAAACCTTACAAGCGGACAATTAACAACCCATAATCATATTGTTTCAATTAGTCCTGATAATATGGTTCAAAACGCACAATTTAACGAAGCAAATAGAGGTGAAAATACGCCATCTAACGACCCAAGTTTTAAAAACTTTACTGGATATACACAAACAACCCTATCTATTAATGCTGGTAGTGCTGGTAATTCCGCTGATTTACTACCTCCGTTTAGCGTAGTTAAATATATTATTAGGGTTCAAAATTAGCACCTACGGATTTTAACACCCAACCTGTTATGATATACTTATGATGACTAACAGGCATCAACCCTGAATGTGGATAAGTCCAACAGGCAGGAAATAAAACTAACTTACCTTGCTCTGGTCGCACCTTACCTTTATTAAAAAAACTTGTTTCTCCACCTTCCTCAACATCATTCAAATACCAAATATAAGTAATTGCTCTATCCATTCTATCATGATGATATACCTGATGGTCGTTATGAAAAACATACTTACCCACACCCTTTTCGTATTTCTGTATTTGAAATCCCAAATCCCTCACATTCTTACAAAGCAATAAACTAATATCCTTGTTTAAATATTCAAAATATTCGTTTAACGCTTTACTTAACTCGTTAGTCAATACTTTATCAATATCTTTCCACGCATCAGGATTAGCGGATAAGTGAAAGTCAGTTGTATCTTTAATATTAGTATCCTTACCACTATAAGTAATACCTGCTGTCCGTTTATCCTCCAATTCAAACCTCTCTATGATTTCACCGCACAACGATTTAGACAAAGAGTTTTTTATAGTGTAAATATAAAAGTCATTCGTTATTGAATTATTCATCTAAACTTATTATATATTGTTATTATATAATATTATGAGTAGTTCAGTCGCACCTTTATTTCCCCAAACAAGTATATTTATTCCTGCCTTTTGGGCGTCAGCAAGAAGTCAAACTTTAACAGAGGAAGAAGCAGACGCACGATATTTAAGGTTTCCAACAGGTCAAGGAACGGAAAGCATACCAAACCTTATTGTATCAGGTAGTTCCACTTTGGGAGCAGTAAGTGCCTCAACTATTAGTCAATCAGGAACTTATACTAATACTAATCCTACAACCACTTCTAAAAAGATTACTATTGCTAATGCTGTGCCGTCAATTACCATCACAGATGGAACAAATAGTAATGTTCTTTCACCCTTACTAATAGGTGGAGCAAATACTACTACGAATGGTAATTTTATTATAAAAACAGATAGTTCGCTTACTCTAAACGATAGTGCTCCTAATGCGGTTATTACTACACTCGGTAATGGTGCGATAGTTATTAACGATACTACAAACTCCAAATCATCAACCCTCGCACAAGACAACTTATCTATTCAAAACACACTTGCTACTACTTACTACTCATCAACAGGTTTTTATTCAACCGATGGGTCTATTTATTGTAATAATACTAATGGATTTATTATAGCATCAACAACCACAACAGCATCATCAACCTTGAACTTAACTGATTTTAATATGGTTCAATCAGGCGTTAATAATACAGATACTATTTTATTACAAAATACAGGTGGAACTAATCCAACTATTAATTTATTGACTACTGATGCGGCAACAAATAATTCTGCTGAATGTGCTTTTTCTACGAGTGGTGGAGGTTTTACCTATGTAAATCACTCAATATCAACAGCAAAATATCTACGCTTTACTAATCCTGCTGGTGGTTCCTCCACCATAGAGCATACCGATTTAATAAATAACGCTCCTCTTGTAATCATTACCGACCAAGATTTACAGATGACTATTGGGAGTGGAAAAAACCTTATAATGACTAACTTGCCTACGAGTAATTCAGGTCTTCCTGCTGGTGCTTTGTGGAATAACAGCGGTGTATTAAATATTGCTTAAAAAATATCATGATATATTATGATGACGAGCGACGGACAAACTATTTCTGTATTAGAAGAAATATTGTGTGAGAAAGAACCAGCGAGATTATGGTATGAAAAATATTGGTGTTGTTTTTGCTTTTACAAAGAAAAGAATATATAACTATAATATAATGTTGAGCGAAGTATTTTGGGTTGCCTTTATTGGGACTATATCAGGGTGTATAATTAAATTAGCAAGTATGGCGTATAAGTCCAAGTGTAAAGAGGTTGCCTGTTGTTGTATTAAAATAGTTCGTGATATTGAAGCAGAGGAAAAAGAAACAGAGTTTTTAGCAACACACAAGGAGGATATTAGTAATAAAGATGAAAAATAATTCCTCCTCTAATATATAATGCCGAGTATAATAGATAATCCTGAATTGTATGAAAAGGCAAAACGAATTGTGTATCAAGAATATCCACAGCACTCCGCTTATCGTAGCGGACAATTGGTTAAACGATATAAAGCGATGGGTGGAACTTATAGTGGTAAAAAAGAAAATACAGGTTTAACAAATTGGTTCAAGGAAGATTGGAAGGATATTGGTGGTTTAGAATATCCTGTTTTTAGACCTACGAAGCGAGTGGATAAAAATACTCCTTTAACTCCTGATGAGATTGACCCTGAAAATCTATTAAAACAAATACTTTTAAAACAGCAATACAAAGGTGATAAAAACTTACCTGCTTTTGAAGGTAAAGGTGTGCCTCTTGCTTTTGGTGAATATAAAATAGACCCTTATGCTTACAAACAAGCAAAAAAGTTGGGTGTAAAGATTGAACCAAGTAAAAAGAAGTTCAAAAAAATAGATATTCATGATTACAATAACCAGTATATTATGAGTGTTGGGGATACACGATATAATGATTATAGAAGTTATATCAAAGAAAAAGGACAGGAATACGCTGATACAAGAAGGCGGTTGTATAAAATTAGGCACGAGCGTAATAGAAACAAATTAGGCACTCCTGCTTATTACGCCGACCAATTGTTGTGGTAATTATGGAAATTATTATATAGTTGAATATATATAATAATGGTTAAAAAGAATACTTTTGTTCCAGTTCAAGATTTAGCAGGTAATATTCTTATGGTTGAACCTGTTAAGAATAAGCGTGGTCGTCCTTCCAAGAAACCAGTTGAGAAAGAAGATGAAAATATCACTATGGTTATTAACGAAGTAAAAAAGCGTGGTCGCCCTAAAAAATACTCTACGGCAGAGGAGGCAAAAAAAGCAAAGAGTGTGAATACTATGGCGAGTGCTAAAAAGCGTAAGGGTAAAAAGGAAGTAGAAGAAGGAGAAGGTATTTTAGGTGATTTATATTCAGGAGCAAAAAAGGTTGTTGGAAAAGTCAAAGACGCAGTTATAGAAAAAGTTAAAAAGGTTAAAGATACTGCTACTGCCGTTATTTATGGTCGTAATGATTATCCACCAAAAGTTCGCAATATTATTAGCAAATATGGTGATAAGAATATTACTGGAATTACGCTTGGTAGAACCCCACTGGGAACTCCTCTATTGACTGCCTTACAAGTAGCGAGTGGTAATACTTTTAGTCAAAAGTTAGAAAATACCCCTTATGATACACTCTTTCACTTATTTATATGTATTCAGTTAGATAGTAAGGATAGGATTACTTTTGAAAAGAATGAGGTTATTAACGCTGAAAATACTTGTAAATCACCAAAAGAAACTGAAACTAAAAATATTACAAGTAGCGACATTCCAACAGGACTAACTTTAAACGATGCTTTAAACAAGACCAAAGAGCGTATGGGTGGAAAGTTTTTTACTTATTCCGCAAAGGATAATAATTGTCAGGACTTCATCGTTGCTTTTTTAACTGCTAATAATATTGGAACTGAAACTGATAAATCTTGGGTGAAACAGGAAACCAAAGTTCTATTTGAGGGCAACGACAGATTAAGAAAGATTGCTAATACTTTAACAGATATAGGTGCGAGGTTTGATGTAATTAAACAGGGTGTAGGAACAGAAGGAGGTGCTGTATTTAAGGGGGAAACTGACCCAGAGTTTTTAAAGGAATATAAAAAAAAAAAACTGGAAGGCGGAGAAATAAAATCTAATACTAATACAAAGATGGCGAACAAGTGGATAGAGTATGTTAAAGCGTATGCTAAAAAGAACAATATGAAGTATAGCGAGGCACTCAAAGACCCCAAGTGTAAAGCAGGTTATAAAGGAGGCGAAGGGTTTATGGATGTATTGAAAGAAGTAGGAAAAGCGGTTGCCCCTGTCGCAATTGATTTAGCAAGTAATTACGCCAAAAAGAAAATTAGTGGTAAAGGTATGCCTACTTCAAGGGACGAGTATATTTCTCAACTATACGACCAAGCAAATCTCGGTGCGAATGGTAAGGTTGTTTTAAACTAACTGGGGGGTCTGTTGCCCCACCTAAAAAAAGCGACTATATTATATTGATAATAACCTATAACAGAGTTGAGCGATGCTTAAATAAAACTCTATCAGTATTAAAAGAAAATCAAATACCAAGTAGTATTATCAATTTAGTAGTTCATGATAAGGAACAGGCAGATTTATATAGACAAGGTATTCCACAAGAGTATTACAATAAGATAATTATTACTAACGAAAATAAAGGTATATACGGACAGATGAACTGGGTTTTTAGACACTACAAGAAAGGTCAAAAAATACTCAAATTAGATGACGATATAAGTGCTATTTATAAACTTCAAGGCAATAAACTTGTTAAAACAAATACACTAAAATCTATTATTGATGAAGGATTTAAGTTATGCGAAGATAATGGTTTTAAATTATGGGGTCTATATCCTGCTCCTAACGCCTATTTCATGAAAAGTAAAGATGAATACACTACTGATTTAAGATTTATTGTTGGTGCGTTAATGGGTATTATTAACGAAAAATTACAGATTGACTTGAATATTAAAATTAAGGGTGATTATGAATACGCTATAAAATCATACTTGAAGAATGGCGGTCTTATCAGGTTTAATAAATTATCTTTCAAATATGATATTACCAAGAATGAAGGTGAAAGGATTAAAACCATGATGAGTGATGCTGATATATTAGTTCGTAAATACCCTAACCTCGTTAAGAATAATACAAGAAGAGATAATGATAAACCTATGGGTGAAATCTTGTTGAGAAAAGGCGAGGGTATGGATTGCGAATGTGATGATGATGAATTGGAAGGTGGGAAATTAAAGGTTGAAGATTTAGATAGAGATAATCCTGATAATACAGAAGTGTTTGTGGATAAGATTGTTATTACTCCAAAGATAAAGACACTCCAATCCAAATTAGTAGAACTTATTTCTAACGCCAAAATACCTCCAATCGCAAGTGGGTTTTATAAAAGCGGTTCAGCAAAGCGTGGTGAAATTGTTGGTTCAAAGGGTTATACCTTTAACTTGGGTGGTGGTAGAAGAAGATATTTACCTACTGGCGAGTTTAAACCAAACAAGGATAATCCTGAATTATTTAAGACGATTGTAGAGTATGCTAATTTAATTTTACCTACTGGATTTGAGTATTCAGTAATTACTTTAAATAAAAATCTTAAAGCAAAGAAACACAAAGACGGCGGTAATGATGGATTAGGTTGTATTACCTTTTTGGGTGATTATACTGGTGGTGGTTTATATATATACGATGATAAAGATAAACCTAAACTATATCCTTCAAAAGATGTTGTGATAGGATTTAATGGTGCGAGATTAGCACACAAGACAGAAGCGTTTAAAGGTGATAGATACGCCATGATTTTTTACCAACAGAAAAACAGGTATAAGGTTAAAGGCGTTGAGATGATTGGATTAGGCGTTGAGGATATTACCCTTAATACAGATTTTAAAGTGTATTAATATCAATACAATTTTCAGGTTTATAATTTTCTGGGTAATCGTCAGGGTGTGCTGGAATATGGACGCTGGTTTGGAATATATCCTTCGTCCAGTGCTTACGCTTTTCCTCGTTATAAATCTTCGCATACTTATCAGTTAGTTTGCTTGTTAGTGTTTTTAATTGATGCTCTAATATAGGGTGGAGTTTATCTGCTCTTTCAGTAATCTCCTTCAAATAACTAATCAGTTCTACTGGTAGTTTTTCAGCATACTTCTTACCTGCGTCTGTATCCAAACCCATAATAAATCCTCCAAAATAAATTGTGAGGTTATAACAGATTGTAAAATACAAGCAAAGACGGCAAAGTGCTTTTTGTGATGGTTTCTCTTGCGACTGATTAATAATATCAAAGTCCTTGTTAATTTCGTTAAACAAACACTTCATTCCCATATCAGTAATAAACCCTTGACTATCAGTTAGGTTAAGAACCATACTCATAAAAGGGTATAAAAAAAAGTCGTTGCTTGTATCAGCGTCTATTAGATTTTTAAATCCAACGATGTTTTCAACTTGCTTCTCAAAGGATACTGCTTCCATAATAATATATATTAAACAATAGATATTATTTTATTCAACTATCCCTAAATCCACGACTTCCAATTTTATATTTATAGGTTCTTTTATTTTTATTTTTTTATTTGCGACTTCATTCTCAATCCGTCTTTTTAGTTTGGAAAATAAATATTTATCACCATAATATACAATAACACCATCACCTTCTTCCCTAACCATTCCATCACTATTTATAGTTCGCTCCATCGTATATAGTATTTACATATTTAATTTTACAACAATTTTACAATAATTTTTTTATTTTTAAGCAGGGTAAGTTTTTCGTCGGTTTTTTTAACCTTGCTTTCCAATTCTGCCCTATACTTTTTAAAAGTATGAATATACAGGAAGAACTTAAACCACTTATCAATCAGTTTATAGTTTGGGTCGCAACTCCATTCCTCGTTCCTACTTGCTAAAAGTTTATCAATCCTCATCGTATCCTTCTGCTTTGGAACTAATTTATGAGTTTCCTCAATAATCATACGACACCATCTTTCCTTTTGGTCTTTTGATGCGATAATCATACTGGGGTAAATATTACAACTTTCTTTCATGCTAATAAGCAATTTTTTTGGAACTTTGAAGAGGTAATCATCAACATCACGCCACCAACTAAATCCACTATCAAGTTGTCGCAAGATTGAGAACTTCCTTGTATAGTTCAATTCAGGTTGTATATATTTTTTTATTTCATACTCCATATCGTAAGGTAGGTGTTTTATAAAGTTTATCATATCAAAGCGTTTAGTTCGCTCCATCATATCCAATTTATTTTTTATTTGTTTTTTTTGCTTATTCGCAACATCATCAATAAAGTCCTCCAATTTTTTTAAGTAAGCAACCTCATCATCGTCGGTGATAATATTGTTTGCCTTTTTATTTAATTCGCTAAACCCCAATATGGTTTGCTCCATACGCATCGTTCCATTCAGGTCAGTAATCAAAGGGTAATTCGTTTTTAAATCTCCGTTCATTCTATGTATTTATATATTATATATTGCTATTTATTTAAATCAATTTTATATATATTATATAATCAATTTTATGAAGAACTCAATTATCTGTTTTGCTGTCCCAAATTATTTCATAATCCATATTTTCATCTTCTAAATTGCCCCATGATTTAGTAATATAATAAGACACCGCCTTCCTCTTTTTTACATAACGCCTCAAATCTTTCCAATATTCCAACAACTCCTCCTCACTATCCCACTCCCACTTTCCATAAAATTCAGCAAAATCTACATCACCATTCTTACGCTCAAATCTCAATTGGTATTTATACTTCTTTTCGTTTAGCATATTAATCTCCTCGTAATCAAGATACGGAACAGGTTCATCGCCGTTCAGCAAACATTCAGTAAATACCCAAGTATATATTTTATGATTTATCCAATCACCAAACCAACAACAATACCCAACAACCTTCAACACCTTTTCAATTTCCGCTTTTATTTCATCTGGTATTCCTCCACCCCAATTAGGGTATTGCTTTACTGAACCTACTTTATAATATTTACAAAGCATATCAATCTCCGCCTCCATCAGTTCTCTATCGTTTTCGTTTATACTCATCTTCCTTTACTAATTTATCTAATATTATTATGGTATAAATATGTTTCAATTTTTTTTTCAAATCAAAAAGAAAAGAAAATCAATTCAGTAAAAAAATACACTATATACAGGTATTATTTTTTTTTTATTTTTTTTTGAAATATTTATTTATTTTTTATTTGGTTTTAGATTTTTATTTTTTATTTGGTTTTAGATTTTTTATTTTTTATTTGGTTTTAGATTTTTTATTTTTTATTTTGGTTTCTAATTTTAGTGATTAATCCAATATAGATAGTCCTCCTTGCTTTTCATATCAACACCAATCATGCCCCCAACCGCCTTGAATACAGGCATATC